AACCACAACAAAGTAATACTCCGGGTCTCTGGTGGCGCTGATTACTGTGCCTTCTCCATCCGACGGCTTCACCAACACAGGTGTGGTGACATCACCTTCCGCCGCAATGGCCTGCATCAGAGTATAAGGCGTGATGGCCACCGGGCTGCCAAATGGCTGCCACCCCTCCTTCAGTTTTTGTGTCAGCTTTTCCGCAAGATCTGACGGCGACGCCGCCCTGACCACATCGTAGTGTTTAAATACCATGACCTTTTCCACCATATAAAGGAACAATAAATTCTTTTCTGATAGAGATTTAAATAAAAATACATTATTTTACAAAAAAAAAATAATATCCATTACAAAAACATCCGATTTTTTATATTCCCGCTCATCCTGCTAATTTGTATTACAAAAAAATGAAACAACTTGAACCAAAGTGATACAAAATTAGAAAAGAAAACCCCAGGAAGACAAAGAAGACGATCTTTTTCAATGAGTTACACTGATTTATTGACTATGATTTTTAGCAAAACAATCGAAAGCAATGTGTACCGAGAAGGTTAAAAGATGGAATGGATAGTTATTGACACAGTGATATGCCCATCAAGCGGAATAACGTTTTCAACTGTATGGTGTAAAATAAAGTTGATAATCTGGTATCAGTCAGATGTGTTCCTGCCACCCGGAAGTATTCTCACACCTGTTAACTCAGGTGTGATTATGGATAATAAGCTGCTTCCATTAACCATTTACAACGTGACACCATTTAACAGAAAATTCTGGTTCCTTATCAGAAATCAAAAAGAGTGCCCCGGGAATTCAGTTAAAACAAAAATAAAATGCCATAATAGTATGTGTGTACTGATGATATGCCCGTATGGATTATATAAGTAACAACATATGAATACATAACAGATAAACTATTGACCTTGAGGCTCATCCATATAAAGAAGAGCTCTCCGAAGAGGTGTGTATTTGCATGCACATTCCTTTTTTGCTCTATGTCATGACCTCCGGCGACTCTATCCCGGCACCAGCAAACCCGCATCATTCTCGTTTCCGGTGTCTCTAAAACCACAGCACACCTGCCCCCCCCCGCTGAGGGAGGGAAGCACTGTATCCGTACACTCAGCAACAGAAATACCACCTGCTCACCGCGCTACATATCAGCAACAATTTTATATCCGAACATTATCATTCAACAGCATGGTTCACAACAACATCATAACCCAGGAAACGAGAATCAGATCAAAAAAACAGAAATTTTACATGAAAAATACTGTTTATTAATATTGATAGCGTCGTACCACAAAATACGATGAATTATCCCTGAACTTAACATTAATGCCAGTATGTATTGCCCGCTGGTATCAGCGGGCGCTTTAAGAGATCGTATTCATGACTACCTGAGAAAAAGCTATTTTACTATTGTCAGTTTTTATTGCAGCCTTATCTGTCTACTTGCTTCACAGCCTGAACTGACCATATCTTTATCCATCCTTCCCGTCATCAATTGAGCATGTAAGGATGTGACTAATCTCCTTAACGGTCTGCGCAAAACGTTCTGCCTCCAGTTCAACACCAGTTGCACGACGCCCGAGCGCCATAGCTGCTTTTATGGTTGAGCCAGAACCCATGAAAAAATCCGCCACCAGGTCACCCGGACGACTGCTCGCGCAGATTATCTGCCGCAGCATTTCTGCCGGTTTTTCGCACGGATGTTTCCCTGGATAGTACTGCACCGGTTTATGCGTCCACACATCGGTGTACGGCACCTGCACCGTCACACCGAAATACCGCCGCAAATTTTTATATTCACTCAGCAGTTCCATGTACTGCCGGTTCAGCTCACTGTATGTGCTGACCAGTTGGTAATGGGACTTTTCCAGTTCTCCCCGCTGATGTTTCTCTTCTGCCACCCGGGCAAACAGCGACTGTAATTTCAGATAATCGCTTTCGTTCGGTAGCTGCCACTGACTGGCACTGAACCAGTGCGACACCATCTTTTTCTTTCCTGTGGCATCCACAATCTGTTTTGCCGTTATCCCCAGGGCAGCGCGCGCATCACGAAAGTAAGCAATCAGCGAGGCCATCACATGCTGTTTCAGTGCCCTGCCCTTCGCCTCATACCCGGAATCTTTCGGACGATACGGCCCCTGATAATGTTCCGCGAACAGAATGCGCTCTGTGGCGGGGAAATACGCCCTCAGGCTTTCCTTGTTGCACCCGTTCCAGCGTCCGGACGGCTTCGCCCAGATAATATGGTTCAGCACACTGAAGCGTTCACGCATCATGATTTCAATGTCAGATGCCAGGCGATGGCCACAGAACAGGTAAAGACTTCCGGCAGGTTTCAGCACCCGCCAGAACTGCGCCAGACACTGGTCCAGCCACTTCAGGTAATCATCGTCGCCCTTCCACTGGTTATCCCAGCCCTCAGGCTTCACTTTAAAGTATGGCGGGTCTGTGACTATCAGATCGACAGAGTTTTCCGGTAAGGTCTGGATAAATTCCAGGCAATCAGCGTTGATTAACTCACAACTGGATATTTTTACAGTATTAGCCATAGATCAATAAGCACTTCTCTGATAGGCTCATTCTGCTTTTGCGCAAAGCAGATGGGCCTGAGGTTTGCTTGTGACCCCAACGCATGAGCAGATGGCTGGTGAGTGCCCTAACCCCCACCAGCCGCCCATTTACCACAAATAAAAAAGCCTTCAGGACTGAAGGCGTCTGTAACAACCGAACTGATAGTCTGCCAGACCCGCCATAACAAGCTGGGTCAGTATTAACTGACAGCATTCGCGTGAAAGGTAAGTATTCTGTGCAATCTCCCCGACTGTCGCCGGTTCGGTGACGCTTAATTCATTAAACACCACTCTGGCGGTTTCGGTCATATCCTGCTGTTTCAGCATGTCTTTTTCCCTTTTCCGGTTAACGTGACACACCAATAACTCTTGTCAAAAAAGCCTGCAAGCTGAAAGACCGGTATTCACCGCCACCAGCGCGTTTACTGTACAGGACCGATTTCAGCCATAAAAAACCCGCTCGCGGCGGGTTTAAGCTGTGTGGCAAAGTAACCACTCTTAACATACTGACATACTTTTTGCGGACCGCACTAATCATTTTTTACTTTTTTAGCAGCCAGTCGTCCATCTCCAGTCTTACCCCCAGCACAGACAAACATCCGTCAATAAACCCTTCGGCTATCTGCATCTCAATTCGTATTGCTTTTTCGCTTTTCTTTCTCGTCCTGGCTATCTGTCTTTTTGATATTCGCAACAAATAATGAGCAATGAGAAGCGAATACTCCTCAGGTTTTTTCTGCTTCAGACGTGCAAGACAGTTTTCAATGATAAGTCCGTCATCATCGCAGCAGGCTGGACGTGGTTTAGTGGTAGATGGTAAAAGGCCTTTGAATCCGGCAGCGATCGGAGAATAGTCCACCCCGGTGTTACCACTTGCCGCCCATGCCCCCCAGCGTTCAAGAACCATCTGAATATCACGCATCAACTTTCTCCACAAAAATCAGGACAGCACACCAATCGCCAGTGCGCGATCGATAAAACGAAATATCAGCTCCAGTTGGGAACCATACTTCTCTTCAAATGCCACGGTATCCGCATGCAGTTCGTCATGGTGTTTTCTGCACAAAGGCAACACAAAAAGGTCATGCGCTTTTGTACCCATTCCACCCTGACCATGACCAATCAGGTGATGCGGATCGTCGGCTGGCTTACCACAACATGCACACGGCTGCGTCTTAACCCAGCGCGTGTACTTTTCATTAACCCAGCGACGACGTTTGGGGCGTAACATAAAAGACTCCGGCGACTCCGGATCCACTTTCAGCGCCAGCACCTTTTTCGCTTTATCCTGGATAATGCTGGTGGCAGGAACCGAAGGCACAAGGTCACTCTCCCGGGTGACAGACGGCAAAACAGGCTTCGGTAATCTCAGGGCCTTACGGGCTGCACTTTCCGGTAAGGCATCCGCCAGGTCATTACGAACCAGCCACCAGCACAGTTCAGGCATTGTCACAACGTGACTGTCATCAAAACCGAGATCACGACGGACTACGGACAACACCCAGCGGGCACAGTTATCCGTTGCCATTGACTCCAGACGTTCCGTGAACTGATCGCGAAGCAGGTTATCGCAGTGCCAGCACAGACGGATTGCGCCCGGCGCGTGTCGCATTGTGGTCATGTTCTCGCTGTGCCATCCGGAATGAGGCCACTGGCAGCCTTTTTCACGAAGTAACCAGCTCTCAAGGCATTCCACGCCACCAGCACGACGGATCACCGCCTCATGGCGGAACACGGCCCGAACGGCAGGATCATCCGCCAGCGGTTGTGATGCTGCCGGAACGGCACCACTGGCAAAAGATGAATAACGTTCCGGCTCTGGCTCCAGCAGGACACGCCCCTGCATAAACAGGGGCATCAGCTCTGAACCGGGTCTGAACAGTACGATCCCCATACGCGGGGCAATTTCAGGGGTCAGCAGTGCTCTCACGGTCACCTCAGCGAACGGTATTGCATGAACGCAGGAGAAAAAATTCAGCCATCACGCAGTAAACTCTTTCACCAGCGTTTCAAACTGGCTTACCTGGCCTTCCAGTTCCGCCACGCAATCCACCAGCTCATCCACCGCCTTTTGTGTGCGGTGTTTTGCCTGCAGCAGATCACGAAGCGCCGGAGTAAGCTGCTTGCGGAGCGTATCTTTTGCCACGCTCGTTTTTTCCATCTGTTCAGCACAACGAAGCATCTCCTGCGCCTGCCGACGAAGTTGTTCCGGTGAAACAGTGGTTGTTCTGTTGTTCAAAATAAACGCTCCGTTTTACTACCCGACATGCGGTTATTGCTGTATCTGCGCGGATTGCCCGGCGTCATGGGAGTGGAAAGAACCCGGGCACTCTCCTGATCCACAGGCAGAAAATGCCCGTTATGAAAACGCCGGTAAATGGTACCCAGCGTGCCATTACGCTGTTTCGTGATGTTGATTTCAGCTATGCCTCTCGCCTGTGTCTCCGGGTTGTACACCTCATCCCTGTAAAGCATCAGAATGATGTCTGCATCCGCCTCTATTTCCCCTGAGTTTTTCAGGTCCGAGTTCATGGGGCGTTTATTGGGTCTGGATTCCACGCCACGGGAGAGCTGGCTCAGAGCAATCAGCGGAAAACCGCCGGATTTTGCCAGGCTTTTTAGTCCCTTTGAGATTTCCCCCACAGCAAGGTCGTGACGCCCCGTGCTGCGGGTTTTAATCAGACCGAGGTAATCGACCACCACCAGCGCCGTTTCCGGGTGTTTCATCCGGTGGTGCCTCGTGGTTGCACATATCTCATCAATGGTCAGGTTTGCCTGGTCCACCATCCAGATATTACGCCCCGTCATTCGTCCCACGCCCTGTGAGAAACGCGCCCAGTCTTCATCTTCAAAACGGGCAACAGACTTAAGACGGGATACCGGCATTCCCCCGGCAGCAGACACCATACGTTCACCAATCTGAATGTTCGCCATCTCCATGGTGAACAGAAGCACGCCATTCCCCTGCTCAGTCACCTTGTCGATGATATCCAGCGCAAGTTCGGTTTTCCCCATCGAAGGACGGGCCGCAATGAATACCAGGTCGCCTGGCTCCATACCGCCCGTTTTTGCGTCCAGTTCATCAATACCGGTCATCAGCGCCCTGGATTTCTCCAGTCCCTGATTGCGGCATTCAACACGGTCGACCACTTCCGGAAGGACATCATCAATGTGAACCGGCTGAATGACGCCCTTTCCGGTCGACAGTGAGGCCATCATGTTCTGCGCATCCTTCAGGGCATCCTCGGCTGCTTCACAGGTATGCGCATCCCGTAAATTCTGTAATGCTTCAGTCAGTGTTTTTTCTGCATCGCGCAGTGCGGCATTACGCCGCAACGCTGCGACATAGTGCTCCAGTGAAGACTTCACCCAGGTTTTGCGTCCGGTGTCGGTAATCACCGGGGCAAGTTCCGGCATCTCATTGCACAGCAGTACGGGGTCAATGACGCCGGATACACGTGCCTGTCTGCAAATTCCCGCGTAAATATCCCGGTACTGTCGTGCAGAAAAAACGTCCGCCGACAATGTGGCCAGAATATCCATCACTTCCGGATCAGCCCCACGCAGAAAAAACGCGCCAATGACAGCGCCTTCCAGGTCATCGTTACGCCATGCCGGGGTGTTCTGGCTGGTCATGCGGCAACACCTCCGATACGAGAACGGTAGCTGGGCCAGTTAAACGACAACCAGTTGCGCCCGCCATTGGTGATCCTGTCGGCAATCCGGGGACTGATGAACGCCCACAATTCTTCCGGTGAAAGGTTGCTGATCAAGATAGTTGGCAAAATACCCTCATACCGGGCATTGATAATTTCCTGCAAAATGGCCATTTCAGCCGCACTGCCAAACTGAACGCCGACTTCGTCGATGATCAGCAAATCCAGTGACGCATAATGCTCAATGACGTCATCCGCTGTTTTTTCACTGTCATTCCGCCAGCAGTTTTTCACAGCACGGGTAAGGCGCATCACGTCGGTGATCTCCACACTGGCCAGATAGTTACGGATGATGTGTTTTGCCATTGATACCGCCAGATGATTTTTCCCGGTACCGCAACTGCCGGTCATAACAAGACTGGTACCGTTCTCCAGCATATCTGGCCAGTTCTCCGCATAGCGGCGACAGGCCGCAAGATTTCTGGCTGCGTCAGGATTAACCTCCAGATAATTATCAAACTCGCAGTCCCGAAAACGCAGAGCAATTCCGGCGTTATCAGTCAGTTCTTCCGCCTTGAGGGACGACAGCTCCATGGTCAAATCGTTGGCCTCAGCTATCAAGCAGTCAGGGCAGCATGAAATTTTTTCTCTGTCCTCGCCATTACGATCACTCCACACCAGAATATGTGTGTGGTATTCGCCATGTTTTTCGCAACACCCGCGCCCTTCACGCATCCAGCAGGAACGATAAGGCCATGGTTTTTCGCCCTTCTGAGCAAATGCAATCTCTGCCCGTAACTCATCCATCCGCGCCTGTAGTCTTGTTTGTTGTTCACGCAGGTTAAACGTCATCATCGCTGTCACCTCAGAATGTCAATTTGTCACTGGATTTACCGAATTTGTCAGACATGGCTCCCAGGCCAGCCAGGACATCGACCTGTCGCTGTCGCCCACCTCCGGGAGCTGCTGGCTGTTGCCAGAAATCTTCGAAGTGACGATCGGGTCCAAAGAACGTCGACGCCTGCTTCACGAACTGGGTGCCGGTATTTCCTGAGACACGCACCCAGGCAGCATAGCGTTTCACACCGTTGAGCATGGTTTCGGGTGTCACACCTTCCCTGATTCGGGCTTTCCAGGCTTTGAAGGCTGCTGACTTGGAATTACCACCAGCACGTTTGGGATATTCCTGCCAGGCCTGTTCAAATTCCGGTGAATATTCCTGTCTGGCAGAACGCGCTGGTGCAGACGCGTCAGCGGATGCGCCAATATCTTGCGGTTCATGTTTTGAATTTACTGGTGGTTCATGTTTTAAACCTTGTGGATCTGGGGTCAGATTCTGAAGGGTCAAACGCGTATTTTTGCCAGAATCTGAAGGGTCAAACACGCCTGAACATACAGATTCTGACGGTTCAGATTTTGAAGGTTCAGAATCTGAAGGGTCACGTAATACTGAAAGTCTGCGCTGCTGTTTCAGTTCTGCAACCTTATCCCGCTCTGTTCTGGCAAGCAGCTCAAGCCGATCAGCATTCAGATGATAAAGATTGGACGTATTACGGTTACCTTTGCGGCGTGACTGACGCGTCAGCCAGCCATCAGCCTCCAGTTCGGAGATTGCCGTTCTGACTGTACTTTCTCCCAACCCAAGCTGTCGGCATATGGTTTCAACACCTGGGTAGCACACCCCGTCATCATTCGAATAATCCGCCAGGCGCGCCATAATCATCAGTTTTGCACCTTTGATGCCATATGCTGCACATGCATCCCAGACATTACCTAGGATTTTGCTACTCATACGGCACCTCCCAGACGCTTAAACATTTTTCCGGACTGAAACGCCACCAGCGGATAACTCAGGGTATGAGTACGTCCCTGAACCTGGCAGACAACCTTCTGGCTTTCTGTATTGACCAGGCAAACCCGCAGAACGTGTCCGTTGCTGGTGGTGAACCACTGCCCCACACGGGGGCAATGGTTGTATCGGTGATACAGGAAATTAACGATGTGGCGGATCATGGACGCACCTCCTTGTCAGAACCATTCAGCCTGGAATCAACAAGTGCAGCACCAAAAACAGCATCACCTACACGGTCGTACAGTTTGCTGGCCAGCGGAGATTCAACGGCCTTAAGCATTGGATAAAGCTGGCTTGTCCAGATTTGATGGATTTCACGCAAATGCAGGTATACGCCTCTGGCGTTTCGTGCGACAGCTGACATATCAGACGCATCGGCACCTGATAAACTCTTCTCCATCAGGTTAAAGGCGTTGATGTATGCCTCTTTGAACCGGGCAGCACGTTTACCAGTGAAGCCCATGGCAAGAAACGCAAAACCGTCGCGGGTGATTTGATAGCAGGGAAGTTTGCGGCCTGATGCGTCGGTGTATTCACTTAACACAAAATTGTGTTCAGTAAATTCAGCGGAACATTCGAGGTTTCGAATTCTATCTAAAACCCGCTCATGCCGTTTAGTAAAGTAATTCGAAACTGCAAGAGATGTGGTGACAACACGACCATTGATAATCGTGATTTCAGGGTGAGATTGGGTTGGGAGAGTAGTCATGGTGACAGCCCCTATGTTGAATTCAATGAACTCACCACCAAGGCTTCTCACGGCAATAGGTGGTGAGACGTACAGGGGTGAGAAACCGGTCAACATAGAACCCGGCCCAACCGAAGTTGGCCCTGCACGCCCCACCATAATTTGGGCGTAATGATGCTCATGACACGAAAAAACCGCATGAGCGCGGTTGTGCTCTATATTGAATTCCGGGTTCTCACGCCCGGCACCCGATTTATAAGGTGCCTGAACAGTGTAACGTCCCGAAATTGAGGAATCAATATTTTGGAGAACAATCATGCAGCACCCGCCAGTTCTTTATCGTGGGTGAATTCGCCATTCCAGTTTCTCTTCATGGGTAATGCACCTCTAAGATACTGGCGATAAATCCAGACCGCCCCTTTCTGGAGAAGAACTGGTGTATACGAATAAAACCCTTCTTCATAACCTGAATCGATATAGTGGTGACGTTCGGTCAGATACAGATCTCGGGCATATGCCTTTACACGCCATGCGGGGCTTCGCGATTCAGGACGCTCGTCATAAAGCCAGTTGTGAGCCTCCAGAAATGCTGTGATACGCTGAACATTTACTCCATTAAGTTGCTTGCAGAACTGAACCGGTGTCATGCCAGGCTGGAATAAATTTTCCAGATGTTCGATGTATTGGGCCTGACGATGAACGTAACTAATTGCTCTGTTTTTAGCCTCATATTCATCCGCCCAGGCACGGGCAGCAGCAGCCGGATCGCTAAAATCTGGTAGGGATGTCATTGTGGTAAGACTGTAATTCCCCGTTTTACGAATTGACGGAATTACCTCCGATGTAATCCACCGTTTAAAACGTCTTGCCTGTTTTTTTCGACTTTTGATAATCAGCGCATAGAGCCCGGATTCATTGACCAGCAAAGGCTTACGTCCCGAACCTAAGTAATCCTTATATTCGGTTTTATCTTCATCATCGATGGACTGAAGGGAGATAGCAGTATTTGTCAGCCCCAGCGCGTTACATATATCCACGGCAAAAAACCATGGTGTTGAATCAATGACCACACTACGAACTGATGACAACAATTCACCAGTGCTTGATTTAAAATCGAAAACTTTGATATTGTTTTTCACGTAATATCTCCGACGATAAACCCGACTGGTCGGTTTTCTCTGCCGGCCTTTCTTATTTCTGCCAACCAATAACCTGAAATCCCCCCATTTTCGGGTAATACCAGCGAGTCCCTCGCGGTTCTGCTTCCTCCATAACCCGATAAAAAGCAGCCATAAACGGTTCCACAGCAACAATAGCGCGACGCGACAACAATCCATCCGGCGTCATGAACTCATGGGTGTCGGTAGGGATCTGATATGCGTTCACCAGATTGCGGCATTTCGCATCTGACATACCCGTTTTCGCCGCCAGCTGACGATAGCCTGCATAACCATCGCGTATGGCGCCTCTTTTGATTTGTTCGACAGTTTCAGTAACGTGGGTGACTTTCTCTTCCACCTGCTCAAGACGTCTTTGTTGGCGAACAGCTTCAAGCGCCATTGCAGCAACCATTTCGATCTGGCTCATTGGTTTGCGGATTTGTTCTTCCAGTTCGCGCCAGCGGTCTACCAGGCGGGCTGTGAATTCGGGACAAAGCTGTGCGACGACAATGATGCTGTCGCGTTTGCCTCGTTCACCTTCGAAAAGATAATGCTTACTTTTTTGAGTTAAACCTAACCCATTGATATTTTCAGAAATCCCCATTGGGGGAAGCTGAATAATCCTTCGTTCAGCAAGGCGCTCAATGGATTGTTTCACTTTGTCATGGCAGCTACCCACCAGCTCTGCGATCTCAACGCTGGTCATGGATGCTTTGCCGTTAAAAATTACGGTGTTCACTGCCATCTCCTTACGGATAAATTCTTTTAAGATTCCGCACTTTCGTACTTATTGGTGCCGAACCTTCCTTCAGTTATCCTGTTGATCCCTATAAACAAAAGAACCAAAGGAGGTTCGACATGAAAGTTCAGGCCGTTGGTTTATTCTGGTTTCGCGATGCGATTCAGTATCATGAGCTCAAAAATATTTTTACTGATGCTGATGTGCTCTCCGACAGTTACACCGAGTAGAAACACGACGCTGAAAAATTGATTAAGCGTGTCGAAAGAAGCGGGCAACGAGTTATTAAAGTTGAAGCGGATACAGCCGAGTTCATCGCCTGGTGTACAAGCGAAGGCATTGGAATCAATGCCGAAGGTAGAATGCAGTTCGCATCCTTTAAGGCTTACCAACAACTTCTCAGCGAACGCTAATGTGATTGGGGCAATCGAAATGGTTGCCCCATCGTATTTAATAGTTATTTTTTCGCTCATATCACCACCATCACTTCTCATCCTCTGTGTGCGCTAAGCTTGGGTGTGGGAAAAGCTCCGGTAGATCAGGACGAAATTCATACGCCTGGACTTTCCCATCAACCGCCTTAACCAGAGACGGAACAAATTCAGGAGAAATTTTTTTCTTCCCATTCAGCCAGTCGCAAATTGTTGACTGCGCGCGACCACAACGCTTTGCCAGAGCAAGCTGGCTTCCTGCAATATCTACAGCCTTGGCTATACCTTCATTTTTCATATCGACCTCCAGCCTTATGATATTCACTATAGCGATTGAATAAAGCGATTGCAATGCGCGAAAAAGCGGTTTGTGTATATATCGCTAAGGCGATACACTAAAAGGACAGAAAAAGGAGGACTTATGAGCTTTTCAGACAGGCTACAGTTAGCTATGACTATCCGAGGATACTCACAGGGAAAACTGGCCAGAGAAGTTGGCATGGCTCAATCGAGCGTCAATAAACTGGTTAATGGTGCCACGGGTTCAAGAAAAGTTGTGGAAATCGCCAATATCCTGAACGTACGCCCTGAGTGGCTATCATACGGCGTTGGCCCTATGAACTCAGAAGAAAGCACATCCTGCAATCTGACACCGCAGGAATCATATCCCCCGCAAGAAAATGATAAGGATATTTTTCGTGTGGAAGTCCTAGATATCGCTGCCAGCGCGGGACCAGGAACATTCCTTGTTTCAGATTTTGCAGAAACGGTCCATGCTATAGAATTTTCACATGACGCCGCAAGACGTCTGTTCTGTAGCAGGCCAGCAAATATCATAAAGATGATAACAGTTGATGGCGACAGCATGGCTCCTACTCTGTGTGCAGGAGATCAGGTGTTTGTCGACGTATCCGTCAGAAATTTTGAAACTGACGGTATATATATTTTTATTTTTGGGCACACCTTCCATATCAAACGCCTGCAAATGCAAGGGATGCAACTTGCTGTTATATCAGACAATCCGGCCTACAAGGAATGGTTTATAAGTGAATCAGCTGAAGAACATCTATTCATAATGGGGAAAGTTCTCATTCATCAGTCAATCCAGTATAACAGGGTCGGATAAGTCAACATCACCGGCAGCTGTATTGCGCAGCTGCTCTACTTTCCTGTATCTCAACTCCCTACGTATCGTCTCATTTCTCTCATAATCTGTTCTTTGCTGCCCAAAATACATAGCTATAGCGATTGACACAACCAAACGCCTTGGCTATTGTAAAATTAAAACAACAGGAGGCTCATATGAAGCATGCAGTTAAGGTGATGGATGAAATTGCAGCACAAATACAAGAAGGCGGCTCGCTGCTTGGAATGATCTATTCCTACATGTCAGAAAACGGAGCAGAAAGTGAGAGGGTTTATAATGCAATCAGATGCCTGATGCGTTCCCTGCAAAAAACAGAAGAAACTGCATCAATTTTTGCAGAAAAACTATGTGAGGCAAAAGCTATGGTTTCGCATGGTCACTTTTTTGGAAAAATCCGTGCCCAACGTGAAGCCTGCGGCTTAACGACCACCGAACTTGCCAAACTGCTTGATCTCGATGAAGAGATCATCCTGCAATGGGAGAGCGGAGAGTTCGAACCGACCATCAGCATGCTTATCCCCCTGGCAAACGTCCTTGGGTGCGATCCTCTTTCTTTGCTGGATGAAAAAGATAGCGCGTCTGTTATTCGCGTAAATGTGCCAGAACCACGGGAAGAAAGTATTGGCGCACGCATCAAAAGCGCCCGTACAAAACTGGGATTAACCGAATCTGATCTTGCCCGCATGATTCATACCTATAGTGACCCCATAAACGACTGGGAATGCGGCATCCATGAAGTTCCAGCTGATCAGATAGTACCACTGGCCAGTGCTCTTAATTGTGACCTGATGTGGTTGTTAACAGGCAAATCAGAAGCAAAGGAGTAGCAACAATGACTGGCAATATCCATGATAAGTATGAAGGCTTATGCCTGGCACCAGATTCCTTTGCAAACAATATCCATAATTTATTATGCGCAGTTGTTGTATTACAAATGTCAGACAACGACGCAATAAAAAGAACAGGTGATGAAGTTCTTGAATTTGCACGTTGCTATGCTGAAGCAACTGCTGAAAAAGAACTAACCAGTTAAATAGAACAAGTCATCTCCGGGTAATATATTACGGCTTAATCGCCGGGGATTATCACATCCTTAATCCACAGGAGGTTTTATATGACCTTTATAAAACATAAGGCATCACACAAAACAGCCTGCCTTATTGCACAGCACGGGAAAAATTACATGCATATTGCCTGCTTGTTTCTGCGTAAAGCATATGGGAGATAATAATGCATCAGAAAACAGCAGAACACGAGCAAACCAGAGTATTGCTGACCATCAAAAACGGGAAAGTAATATTAATTCGTCATGTTCATGACGATGAACTTGTAGGAAGTCTTTCAACATTCCTGTTTATTGCAGAAAAGGCAGGATATGACGTTATTGCACCAGCAGATGAAGATGAGGAGTAAATATCATGCAATACGCTGAATTCCAGGCTGAAGCAACAGCCACAGGTATACGAACTGGCAGTATGACTATTGATTATCACGACGCAATCCGCCGTCTGGATGCAGGTGAATTCGATCATCCTAATGTGAAAGGTTTGCAAATCCTTCAATGCCTCGCACAAGCCGACAATGCAGGATTACTGGGTAAACTCCCTGTTGAGATGAAGGTAGCCCAGTGGCGCTGGTTGTACGTGACGACATTCATCAACGAAGAAGAAAACAAGAATGGCACTATTGATATCCCAAACGAACACGGAACAACAGATCGCGCCGTAATATATAACGGGAAGCATGGGGTTATGACGATATATCCCGGCCCCATTCGGTTTGTCTTACAGCAGTATATTGAATGGAATTTAATTCAAAAATACGGCGAGGCAGAAGGAATGGGTAGAGCGCTGTTTCTTTATCAGAAAATGCTCATTACACACCCAGATAAAGGTTTCATTGTTTCAGACATGGGGCGAGAAGGGCTTGAACTCCTTCTGGATGAAATGATTAACGACCTGAATACTCATGGTATGCCAGAAGGCCAGTGACACATTAAATATTAAGAAGAATATAATTCTTCCGTTTTTTACTAACCATTTATATGAAAAACAACCGTGAATTAAGCAGAGTAAAACTGCTTTTAATCCTTGCCACAGTACTGACAATAACAGAAATCATTATTCTCTTTATTGCGCTGTCTGTCAGTTAAAAATATCGGGATACCACATACCAATGAGACTGTATTTCACAATAGTAATTTTACTGGCAATTATCGCATGCATTTACGGATTACTCGTTCCGTTCCTTATATCCATGAAGGATGCGATAGCAGTTATTTCTGGCTTTGCACTGGCGTTTCTGACCCCGCCCTGCATTTATGCCATTTACAAGGGTCTTTCTTTCACTAAGGATAAAAAATGAAAAAAATTATTTTTGCTTTAGCCATTGTTCTGCCGACCATTGGCCTTGTCGGCTGCGATCGCGTTGAACCCGGTAATGTTGGCATCAAAGTAAATAAACTGGGCGACGATAAAGGCGTCGGTGAGGTGGTCGGTGTTGGTCGCTACTGGACTGGCTGGAATACTGAAGTTTACATCTTCCCAACCTTCAAACAAATGAAGACCTACGATGAGCCGTTCAGCTTCCAGATGAGTGACGGCACAACCATTGGCTATCACATCGGTGTTGCCTACAAAGTTGATCCATCCAAAGTTACCACGGTGTTTCAGACCTACCGCAAAGGCGTGGATGACATTACCGACACTGACCTGCGCCAGAAGATCGCCGACGCACTCAATCGACTGGCCAGCAAAATGACCACTGACAAATTTATCGACGGCGGGAAGTCTGAACTACTGGATGCAGCTCTTAAAGACATTCAGGCAGAAATGACGCCCATCGGTATTCAGGTAATGAGTCTCTCATATGTGGGTAAGCCGGAGTACCCGCCAACCGTTATCGACAGCATTAATGCCAAAGTCACGGCGAACCAGAAAACCCTGCAACGCGAACAGGAAGTAAAACAGCGCGAAGCGGAAGCTAACATGTTGCGCGCGGAAGCTGCCGGACAGGCAGATGCGATTCGCACAAAAGCCCAGGCCGAGGCCGATGCTATTCGTTTACGCGGTGAAGCTCTGCGCCAGAACCCTGGCGTCATGGAGCTGGAAGCCATCAACAAGTGGAACGGTACTCTGCCGCAATACATGACCAGCGGTGCCAATACACCATTTATCCAGATTAAATAACTTACACGCCCGGCAAACCGCCGGGTTAATGGAAAATCAGATGAACAACCAGAATACTCAACCGCAAATAATGAACTATGACCCGAATCTGACGTCGTGCGGACGCATGGCAAAACAAACCGTTCGATTAACTTTCGGACTATGGGAATACCGCGAAACATTCGAAGTTACTGTCGGCGGCAATCTGACCGGACTGGATGTTATCAATTGCGCTATTGAAAGCCTGTACGCAACGCTGCCTTATGAAGAAGTCCTGGATGAGCGCACAGGGGAAACGGATATCATGGCCACCATTAATATTGGCGAACTGATATGCCAGGATGAAGACCTGTCCGGAGAACTCTGGCTTGCCGGGATGCTTATCTCAGCAGAAATTATCAGCATTGGACCCGCTACAAACATACGGCTCTGAAGTTCTCACTATTCAGAGAGCAGGAGAAAAAATGTTCGCTCTGATTAATCAGGGACAACTGTATACCGACAGTGCCGGTTACCCGGTAAAAATTGTTCGCTGCATAAACAACACCGTGTTGTACAGAAGATGTGAAGCGAATGTTTGAAGTGTGGTGCCACTGCCGTGGATGAAAGTTTTATGAGGTTGGCATGCAGACAATCATCTATCAGATAACCCCCAGCAAATGGTGTACGGAGAGAGTCCTCATTGCATCAACAGGGCTAAAGCCTGGCACCATCGAGCGAGCCAGAAGAAAGTCATGGATGCAGGGAAAAGAATACCGCCATTACGCTGTAGAAGGTGAGCCGGGGCATTACAGTGAATGCCTGTACAACATCGAAGAAATTATGCGATGGATCGAAAACCAGAAACAACCAGGTGCCAAAAATGCAAGTTCCGGTTAACCTGTTAATGCTCCTGGACGTCTGGGAGGTTTTATGAGTAACGCATCATACCCGACAGGCGTTGAAAACCATGGAGGATCACTCCGTATATGGTTTCACTATAATGGCAAACGTGTCAGAGAAAACCTCGGTGTTCCTGACACCGCCAAAAACCGGAAGATCGCTGGTGAGCTTCGCACTTCTGTTTGTTTTGCAATCAGAATGGGGAGTTTCGACTACGCCGCGCAGTTCCCTAATTCCCCTAACCTGAAACACTTTGGTCTGGGAAAAAGAGAGATAACCGTTAAGGCACTTTCGGAAAAATGGTTGGACCTTAAGAAAATTGAGATTTGTGCGAATGCACTTAACCGTTACCAGTCAGTAATTAAAAACATGTTACCAATGTTAGGTGAAAAAAAACTGGTTTCATCCATAACAAAAGAGGATTTACTTTTCGTAAGGAGAGATTTGTTGACCGGTTACCAAAAGCTTTCTAATGGAAAGACTTCTTCCATAAAAGGGCGCTCAGTGGTCACGGTAAACTACTATATGACAACCATAGCTGGAATGTTTCAATTTGCAACAGATAATGGTTATACCTCAGGAAACCCATTTAACGGTCTGGCTCCCTTAAAAAAGTCCAAGGTAAAACCAGATCCTCTCACCCGTGACGAATTTATTCGTTTTATTGAGGCCTGCCGTCATCAACAAACAAAAAACCTGTGGATTCTCGCTGTATACACGGGTATTCGTCACGGGGAGTTGGTATCGCTGGCATGGGAAGATATAGACCTTAAAGCAAGGACTATAACCATCCGTAGAAATTATACAAAACTTGGCGAATTCACTCCACCAAAAACCGATGCTGGCACCGGAAGGACAATTCATCTGGTTCAACCAGCTATTGATGCTCTTAAAAGCCAGGCGGAAATGACCATGCTTGGAAAGCAACATTCTGTAGAGGTAAAGCAGAGGGAATATGGGAGAACAGCTGTGCATAAATGTACTTTTGTTTTTAGCCCTCAGGTAATAAAACAGCAGCAGTTGTCTGGACCTCACTACAAAGTTGACTCCATCAGGGAGTCATGGACAAGTATCTTAAAACGCGCAGGTCTGAGACACAGAAAATCGTACCAATCCAGGCATACTTATGCATGCTGGTCACTTGCCGCTGGAGCTAATCCTAGTTTTATCGCAAGCCAGATGGGCCACACAAACGCACAAATGGTATTCAATGTTTACGGAGCATGGATGAAAGACAACAATCACGAACAGATAGAACTCCTTAACAAAAGACTATCTGAAAGTGTCCCATGTATGCCCCATAAGAAAGTGGGGTAA